AAGTGTTTGCCATTGAACGAGCAAGTGCTCTTGTGTATCTCGCAGAGAGTCTGTCGTAAAGGTTGTCCTCTACAGCTTCCTCTGTGATTGAGAATGCAAGTGCTACTGTTTCGTGTGTATAGCGTGCTGTGAATGTTTCGTTAGCTGTATCGAAAGATACGCCTTCACCTTCTTGTTTGGTTGGGGCGGTTCCGAAACCTGCTAACATTACTTCTTCTTCAAATGCTCTGTCAGATGACTCAGCATCGAAGATCTCAGCGTGTTCATTGTCGTAACGTGAATATTCCAAGCCGAACAGAGCGTTCAAACCTGGCTCTAACTCTTTAACGAGTTGACTTCTAGATATAGCCATAGTTTAACCTCCTATATTCCTGCTGTATTAGCACTGTATAAGTGCTTGTTTATTTTCACGATAATATTTGCGTTGTTTGAAGTTGTGTCTTGGTTTTCAGGATCTCCTGATAAACCAACAACTTTCACAGCGGTATTTGCTCCTGTACCAAAAGTTGAAGAATTAACTTCTACCTTTGATGTTCCACTATGTGTAGAACCTGCGGTGTACAGTAAGTTTGCTGTTGCGCCGATATCAGCGTTAGTGAATGAACCAGTAACTTGAATTTCAAATAACTGGTTGGGATCATCAATCACGAAAGCCTTGATAATTCCGTCGTCTGCTGTTGTGCCTGCTGTGTGAAAGTTTGCAAAAACGGGTTTCTTTGTTGTTGAATCTACATATTCGACTCCATTGAAAACACCTACCATTACATCAGCAACACCGTTTGCAACTTCGAGAGAACCACCAGCAACTACCTCGACTGGGTCACCCTGAAATATAGCGGTATTATAGCCATTAGCGATAAGATACTGAGTTTGACCATTTGAAGATGGTGCAGAACCCTGCATCCTCACAGCTCTAAAACCAAAAGGGGCGTCTTGATTTGCCATTGTTATACTCCTTAGTATTAGTGTTGTTAGTAAGTGTTACGTCTAGGTCAATTAAAAATTATTCATTTTTTTTCGAACCACCGAACGTAACTCTAGTTTGTCGCTCGGGCTTATTAATTGGCATTGAAGGATGTTGTTCCTTTAGAAGATCGTTGTCAACTGCTTCTTGCTGACGTTTAGTTTGATCAGAGTAATATTCATCTCTCTGCGCTGCGATCTCTAATGGCACCTTTGCCAATAACAATCCACCCACCGAAACTATACCTTTGTTCTTACCTTCAGATACGCTAGGAAAATCAAAGTCAGGATATTCGTCTGCTCGGACAAGTTCGTAACCTTGTCTAATTCGACCGATAACATTTTTGTTATCTTCATATCCTCTAACTGATTCCCTAATCCATCTGAACTTGTAACCCTCAGGTGGTTCTGGTGTATCAAGCGAGCTTGGTAGCTGCCATTGTTTAGTGCGTGCTTCTTTATCCCTTGTGGATGCAGATCTCGGTGTCTTATTTACCATAATGTTACCTCCTCTGTAACTTTAGTTTTTCCGACGCATATTGCTCGTTGGAAAGACCAAGTCGTTTAGCGATAGCCGCTTCTGAACTTGACAACTTAACTACGTTGCGTCCTGTGCCTCTGTTTCGATGTGCGCTTGCAACAGTCTGGACGGGCTGTTGTCTTGCGGTTTCTTCGGATGAAGAATCTTGTTCAAACTTATGCGGGAGATTTTCTCGCATACGTTTATCAATCTCAGTATAATAGTAATCTGTTCTAGGATCAACACCTTGATTTACTAAATCCTCATGTATCGCATATGCCACATTGGTCATGACCTTATCTCGACCAAACCAATCGTTATTAGCAGCCCATGCCTCTGCTTTTGGATCTTTTACTGGGGCTTGTTCCTGTGCTTTTGGTATTTCTACCTCTTTTTCTTGCTTAGGAGCGTTGGCTCTTGCTTCTTCTTGTGCTTTAATTTGCTCGTAACGAGTTTGCTCTGCGCCTAGTTTACCTATCTCCAATTGTGCAGTTGCCATGGCCTCTGTGTCTTGATCGTCCATAGCTTTTTTTAATTTGGCTTTTGCAGCTTCCATGGAGTTTGTCAATCGACCACCCATTTCGCTTACATAACCACTATTAAGTTTTCCTAATTCTTCTTGAATTTTATCTCTGTCTGCCTTGATGGCTTGAGCAACTTTAATCGCCTCTTCTTCACGTCTTCTAGACTCCCCTAGTTGATAAGCGTATTCATCAAATCTTTTCTGAACAGACTTACTGTATTTTTGTTTTGAGTCTTCTTTTGGTTCTTCCTCAGTTTTGACTTCTTCTTCTTTTGATTTGTCCTCGACAACGGGATCTTCTTTTGTCTCCTCTACCTCGGCTTCAAAAGTATTTTCTTTTTGAGGAAGCTCTATTTCTTTTTCTTCTGTTGCCTCTGCAACATCTTCACTTTCGACCTCAACAGAATATTGTTCTTTTTTATTTTCTTTGTTGGCTTGTAATTCTGCCACTTGTCTATCTACTTCGTTCATGTGTATACTCCTAAGATATCTTCAGGACTATCGACAGTCCCTAAAATTTCATCATCATTTAAAATTCTAAGTTCACCGCCCTCGATTTTAATTCGAGAACCTGCATACCTAGCAATGATTACCCAATCACCTTTTTTACACCATGGTCCGTTTGGAAATTTTTCTTTATCGGCATAAGCATCAGGTCCAACTTCTAGAACTAAAGCACAAACAGAAGCGATCTGTTGTTCTTCTACTGCTTTGTCAGTTAATAAAACTCCACCTTTAGTTTTTCCCACTCCTCTGTAAGGAAGAACCACTAATCTCCAACCTGTTGGTTTGGGGACTTTGCTTAGGTCAGATTTTTCTTCTTCAGATTTCTCAGCGGGCTTTATCCCCACTATCTTTTTTTCTTTGGGCATTATCAGCCCCGTCTGTGACGTCATCGTCTACCTCCCATTTGCGGTACAGATCCCTAACATCTGCATCGAATTTGCGAAGAGAAGTGAGCTGACCAACTAGGAATTGATAATTCGCCCAGTCCTCCACGTTTCCGTCTAGAATTACATTCTTTACATCGTCTTGTCTAGTCTTTATTAAACGTAATATTGCTGAATATATATTTTGTTCCAATTATTTCTTTTTAGTTATTAAACCCATTGCACCCTTTGCTCCCTTGATGCCGAAACTCGCACTGCAGGCGATGTATAAGAGATGCTTATAATAATCAGGAAGTGAGTGCAGGGCTTCAAAGCCCGCTTTGATATGTGGTGTCCACCCAGGTATGAAGACTGCCACCGCCGGAACCAACAGGCATATTAAAATTAGCTCGTCTTTCCAGCTCCCCTTCATTTGATCGACTGCACTAGCCTCCCAACTAATTTTCCCTGCGATTTGAGCTTCTTTAAGTGACTTCTGTGCTTTTATTTCAGTGAGTGCTAAGTCCGCTTTTGCTTTTTTAGTCTCAACAAATCCTTTTACAGCATTACCGACTAAGTTTGAGAGGGGCCCTACTAGAAGATTAAACATTAGTAATTGCTAAGTAAGCGACAACAACAACTGCCCCGCCAACTAATAACTTTCCTTTTTTGTTTAGTCTGCCCCACCAATGATTTAGTTGGTTCCATTTTTGTTTGATCATATCCATCAGAATACTCCTTTGAATTTGGTACCACTAATAGCGATACCAGTTCCTCTCATACCTTGAGAGTTAGGTCCCTTTTTAGGGGGAACTGTTCTTGTAAGTCTTTTACCTTCAACTGACCCACCATCTTTAGCTTCTAAAATTGGCCCACCAGGGTTTCGTATTTTTGGAGGTTTACTTGGTTTAGGCTCTGTAACTTTTTCATCTTTTTTGTAAATTTTCTCCATTAAGTCTAGCATTCGTTGAGTATCCTCTAGAGCTTTCTCCTCATCTCTTTCAAACTCATCGTCTAAGGCTTTTTGATTTTTCTTTTCTTTTTTAGCCTGCTTTTTAGCTAATTGTTGAACAGCCATTTAGAATACTCCTTTAAAACCTTTTCCTCTAATAGCTGCTCTTGCGCCACGAACCATGCCTCCGCCTGCTTTCTTCACAGGTTTCTTACCCATCATTTGTTTTGCCATTTTATTTT